TTCTAATGGTGTCTATTAATTGTTTCATTGTATTATATACTTGCCTTTCACGGCGGTTTGTGTTAATGTTATCACAACTTCGTTGTGTTACATTGTAAGTGTTCTCTCGGTCGCTGGTGGATGGCCTATTGGAAACCTCTCGGAAGCGTCGGAAAACTCTTAAATCCTCTAATTGTCTTTGAGTTTATCCTCCTGTAAAGAATTACTGTCTACCTCATATATGTTTAATACAGATTGCTCATACTCTCTTTCGTTTACACTACTATTCTCTGTTTCTACATCATAGGCTGTCTGTACGGCGTCCTTCATACATTTAAGCGACATCTCGTATCTACTTGTTTCTGTTGATATAGTATGTTTAACGGCCATGACTAGGTAACGGCCTGACCAGTAAGGATTTTCTCTTAACAGTTCATTCTCACCTGACGGTTTCATAAGTGGCATTTCAAAGTAGATAATAGACCCAGCGGTAATTAAACTATTACCATATACTTGTAAATCTACGTTTACGTTTCTCATTTGCAATCGTTGTGATAGTTTGTTTTGTATCGTCTGATCTACAGGCACACGTTCATAGTCATTGTGTATGTTAGTTGTATTGGTAGTGGTCATTAATTTAGCATTAGACTTCTCTGACAGATAATACTGGTTGCCATCAAACTTGGAAAGTGGTAAGGTGCCTTTAAGGTCTGCTTTGTTGCCATCATCATGCTCTGTATGAAAGTATTTACCAAAACTCTCGTGGTAATCAAAATCAAACTCTTGTATAGTCTTATGAAAACTATCGTGTGCAATCAATTTACTTGCAATCATACCTTCATTTAAATTAAACAAGGTGTTGGCGGGTCTTTGAAAATGGTATTGAATCACTGCAGATAACCCTTTCTCTGTATCACTTTCTTGTGTACTTGCAAGTTGATACCTGTATTTAAAAGAGGCAGGTCGAGCAATTGCGCCACCTAAAGCTAACATTGATTCAACACTTCTAAAGTGAAATCCGGTTGGTGTTTCGTAAAAAAGATAACCAGCATTGTTATACAAACCTGATATGGCCGACTGACTCATTAGATTAATGGCATTCAGTGGTTTTAAATTAGGAATAACGAGTTTGGTGTTTGTTTTAGTTGGTTCATATACAAATGGTTTCTTACTATTCATACCATCTTTATCTCTCAAAATCTTCTCTACGCCCTCCTCAATTGGTCCTGCGTACGCTTGACTTATTCTATTAAAAGAGTTATATACCATCTCTTTTGAACAAAAATAAAGATTATAAAACTGTGCTTTAGGATTAGTAGAGTCTAATACCATACCCTCTATTTTGTAAATATGAAATGGGTGGCCTTCATCTCGTAATGCTCTGACACCTTTCATACCTGGCGTACTAAATGCCAGTTCTAATTTTTCTAAACCTGTGATAGGCAATACAGATCGGATATCTTGTGCATCTTTTATGATTATATTACCTGACATAAAACCAGTGAATATATCTTCCGTCAATTCTACACTTATAACAATTGGTTTTATATTGTACTCATACAATATTCCTTCGGCATCATTTTTTCTATATGATATGATGTTAACCGTTTCTAGGTTGTAATCACCTGGTTGGTGTATTACGTTAGGATTATCAATTTGTTTTGTCATTATTTAAACACTTATCAGTTTATTATATTCTTTGTCAAAAGCAGATAAGTAGTCAGGATTTAATATCTGAATCTGTCTTAACTGATCTTGTAGTCTTCTTTCATATTCGACATTTGTTATCGCTTCAGCACCAGTTGCATCACTGTTTACTTCAATTCTATGTGAATAATCTTCAGGACCATTTGATGTAGTTCTACCACTCGATTGTGTTACTTCGTAATGGTGTACAGCGCCAGGTTCAGCATATTTGTTTGTTACATATACTTCAAAGTCGTAATCACTTAACGGCCAACCATAATATCGGTCTGTTATATTGTTTAATAGTAGAATAACATAATGGTATTTGGCGTCGCCATATAATTTGTAGGCTATGGTTTCAGGAGAGTCACCACTTTGAACATCATATGAATCAAACATAATAAGACTATCTTTAATAGAACTTTTAATTTTTACTCGTCTAAGGAGATCAGTAACTATTTTAGTGTTACCATCACCTTGCATGTCATATATAATTTTTGGAAACTTAGCAAAAAACATTAATATCCTTCAGTAATTTCTTTTTTAGTTATGAATTGTGTTTCTTGGAAATCTAGTGTTATCTTTGTGTGAACTGGTGGAGCACCTTTTTCATTGTTTCTAAATGTGCTAAATTGTTCAGTAGGTCCATATTCAACATTCATATCTCTTAACACACAAGTGCTAATTTTGTTTAAGTATTCATTCTCTTGTCCAAAATAAGCGTAATGTATTTCAAATTCAGATGGTACGTTAAAATGAATATTACCAGATACACTTGGGTGCATATGATACTTGAATAAAAATATAATTTTGTTTACATCTTCCATTTCTTGTTCACTCTTAGGATAAAAATCAAATGTATAACTAAAACTTCTAAAATCTGGTTTCTTAAAAAACATTTCTTCATGTGGATTAACAGCAATACCTAAAGACTTATCTATAAGTTGAGCCGGTCTACCTGCTCCTAATGCCGAAAATACTTCATCTATTAATTTTTTACCAGTTTGTATTGCAACACCTCCAAGACCTGTAGATAAGGCTTCTTTTATACCACCTGCACCATAACCTTTCGCTATATCGCCTATTGCTCCTGTTGATTCAACATCATAACTCATAGTATATTTAACTTGTATTCCAGGAGGCATATACAATCCTATAGCTGCTGTTGCTGTTTTTGCTTTAACTATTTTTGATAATACTGAATTGTTGTTTTTAACAGGAGTAAATGATTTTCCATTTAAACCTTTAATGTTTTTAACTGCATTGCCTGTTAAAGCTACTTCATCCATAATATTAGCAGTAGAAACTCTACCACCAAATTTTAAATCAGCCTCTACATCTTCATAAGTGTTTGACATAGCATAAAATATCATACAATGTCCTAGACCTGTGGATTCTAAATCTCTAGGATAGGATACATGACTGAATTCTAAAGGATTAGCTGTTGCTTTAGTTATAGGGGAATCGGGTACTTCAAATGGTGATTTCTTTAGTAATTGAGCGGCTACCTTTGCCTGACTACCAGACACCGATTTCATAAGACCTGTAAATCCACCTATTTTTCCTTGTACAAGACCTGTTGCCATGCCTTTTAAATGATTTGCTACGTTTGTTAATGCCATATAAATAACCTTTGTATAGTAATATTTATAATGAAAAAAAGACAATCGTATAAAGGTATTTACAGACCAATCAATCCAAGCAAATACGCTGGTGACCCAACAAGAATCGTCTATAGATCGAATTGGGAAAAGAAATTCATGTTATATTGTGATAGGAATGATGATATAATACATTGGGCAAGTGAAGAATTGGCGATACCTTACATTAATCCTATTGATAGAAAGAGGCACCGTTACTATCCTGACTTTATCATAAAAACCTCAAAAGGCAAGCGATATATGATAGAGATAAAACCATTTGCTCAAACTAAAAAACCTACACCTAAAATAAAGAAATCAAAAGCATTTATGAGAGAGAGTTTAGAGTATATCAAAAATGTAGCTAAATGGCAAGCCGCTGATGTGTACTGTAATGATAATGATTTGGAATTTAAAATCTTTACTGAAAAAGAATTAGGTATCTATTAAACGTGTATGTTATTTGCTTGTTTATCAAAATAACTATCGCCTGAGCTTGTATTAACAGGTGATTGTGATACACTAGTCTTAGCAACATTTGTGCTTGTGTTTATACTTGATGGTTGATTATTTACAACTGTAACATTTCCTTGACTACCAGCACCATCACCTTTCAAATCTCTTTTATTTACATTTGGTTGTAATTTATTATTTAATGCCTCATCAAATGATGCTACAGTCATACCTGATTCAGCTAATACTTTTGCTTGTGTATCAGCATTACTTGCATCAGATTTATTTAATACAGAAGCTTCATTAAAGGTTTCACCTTTTAGTTCTGCCTGTCGTTTTTTAAGATCAATCATACGTTCAGCTCTTTTCAATCTATCTTTTTCATCCAGCATTTTCATAACTCTAAATTTAATTTCTTCTTTAGATATTGAGCCATCTTTTTCTGCTTGTACTAATGCATCTTTGAATCCTAGCCACTGTTTTTTTCTTTCATCATATGTATCACCTGTTGTATTGTACATATTAAGTCCTAAAGGTGGTAAATTAGGGTCGCCTGTTATTTTTTCTGCTACTTGTACAGCACTTGCAGTTTTATCCATATTAACAGTTTTAGGTTTTACTTTAGGTTTAATTTCAACTGTTTCTGCTTTTGGTTCTTCTATCGTTGACGCTGCATTTGATGATGTATCTGCGTCTGGTATACTCGGAGCTGGTATCTCTGGTAAGTCTTCTTTACCCGTTGGCACAGTAGATGATTTAGGTTCTTCTTTTGGTTCTTCTATTTCTTTAGTTTCTAATTTTAATTTACTTTTTAATTTATCTGGTAATGGTAATGAGTCAATTATACCATTATATAAACTTTTTATGGCATTAATAAAACTATCACCTAATTTAGCAAATGTAGCTTTAACTGTTTTCCAGGCATTTGCTATCAAGTTCATATCACCTGTTACAAGACCTACGACTAAATCTTTTATGAATATAACACTAGCTAATAATCCACCTAAAATATTATTTAAACCTGCTACAGCAACACCTAAAGCACCGCCTATTGTGGCCAAACCAGTTTTTACTACCATGTCAAGTAATCCAAATACTATATCTGTAACTGGTTTTAATATTTCAAATGTTTTTTTAAGACCATCAATTAGAGGAGCTAAAGCTTTCGCTAACTCATCTGAATATTGTACAATTAAAAATAAGGCACCAACAATAGCTCCAACAGGACCTAATGGCGCTAATAAAGGAGCTAATCTAGTAAATAACCCTGCTAAACCGGTCAATCGACCTAATGATCCTAATAATACTGAAAATGGTTTTACTATCTTGCTTAAAATACCTTTTGCCTTTTTCATTAAAGGTTGTATTCCCATACCTGCTAAGAAACCACCACCAGCACCAATATCAAAACCACCTTCATCTTCTTTGAGTCCATCACCTGAACCACCTACACCTGCTGTTAATCCTAATTTAGATTTTCTTTCTTTTTCCAATTCAGCCGCTTGATCTTTTTCTCGTCTTGCTTTTGCTTTATCAAAATTTAAAGTGTCAGCTAACAGTTTAGCAACTTTAGTTAAACCTTTATATTGTCTTAATGATATTTCTTTTATGTCTTCTAATACTTGTATTGTATCACCTGACATACCATTAGCAACTGAACCTGCACCACCAGCAATAGCACCACCAACCATTTGTTGTTGTGTTTGTATTACTTTAATTGCTCCTGATGGTAATACTAATTCAGCCATTATTTTTTACTTTTACTCGAACCTGTGTATAGACCAAACCAGGCAGCGCCAGCACCAACAACGATACTGATTAACCCACTCTGTTCCATAGTTGGTGAACCTAAGTTCATATACCATATTACACACTTATATAATAAGACTATGTAAACAGTTAAGAACAATCTAGGGAATATTCTCCAAGCGTCAATAGCTCTTGCCATATGTATTAATTTTGCGTATGGGTTAACACCTAAATCTTTAATAGATGTATCAACTTCTAAATCAACACTTATTCTTTGTTTAGGCTCTACAACCTTTATATTTTCTTTTTTTACTTTATCTATTTCCATTATTTCCCGGCCGCCTCTCTCTGTCTTTTTTCGTTTTCTTCTTTTATATACTTCGTTAGTAGAGTAACATATACCTCCCTCTCCCAAGGCACCATATTCTCTAACTCTGTTAAAGAATATTTATGATGTTGCATCAAAGCAAAATTTACACTAAAATAGTTTTCTAAACTATCGTGTGAGAGGGCTATCCGAAAAAATCGGTCAGTCCTTGTAATGTTACGTTACTTTTCACCTTTGTTTTAGGGTTTTCAACTTCAACTTCATGTATCAGTTTAGGCATAGTGTTATAAAAATCTTGTACTTTAACAAAAGTCTTTGAATCTAAAGACTCAATAAATTTGTCTAGTTCGTCTTTTTTATAGTCACTAGCATTATAAACCTTTTCACCTTCATAAATTTGAAAAACCGAATTGCCTATGATGTCGAACAATACATCTGTTTTTACACCCTTACTAAAGTCAGTAGTAGGATCAACAGAATTTAAAGTAGGATATTTTAGTATCATACCTATTTTCTTGTCTTCATCTATTATAATATTATTCGTATGTTTATCATCTACTTGAACCTCAACTTTTGATAAATCAATCTCTATATCAGCATAAGTTTCTTTGTCATCTGGACATAAAACTTTTAGTTTTGCTATCTCACCTACTGATTTAGCTCTTATCTGTAAAAACACATATTCTAAATCAAACGTTGGTAAATCATCAACATTCAGTGTGCCAAATGTACAGGCACTTACAATATCTTTTAAAGCATTCACAATTTGTTTTTGTTCTTGTGACTCTAATGCTTGAAGTAATACTTTTTCCTCTTTTACGAGAAAGGGCCTGAATTTAACCTTAACGTCTGCTGATGGCAAAGTCAATTCATATGATTGTGTTTCAATTACTGGTAATGCCATTATGTTCTCCTTTTGTATTAATTATATAAAAGGTGGAAATACTCTTCCACCAGTTGCTCTACCGATCGGTAAGTTTCTTCTTGCCGTATCAATAACTTGTCTACCTGCTCTTTTAAGTTCAGGTGGTAATCTATTTAGTACGCCTCCTAATAAACCGCCAAAACCTGGACTAGGTTTAATATCTGGTAACTCACCAAATGATTTACCAACTGAGAAGTTGTTTACTTGGTCAATACCTAAATTTCTCCAATTTCTATAGTTTAAAGTGATTGGTAATTTTACAATTTGGTCGTTTGATCCATATTCATAACTATAACTACCAATTGTTTGCGGATAACATTCATACAATCTTACCATATATGTAACTCTATCTCTATCATTATCAGATTCAAATGAACCTAATTGCATAATATCAACTGAGCCTGTGTATTCGTCATAATAATTCATATTGTGTGTGTTTAAATCAAAAATCATTTTCTGCCAAGTTTCAAAAAACATTCTTTGTCTTAAAAACTTGTCGCCATAAACCGATAATTCTACTGTGCCTGGAAAAGAATAAGCATAAGGCATTTCTCTTTTAGGACCATATATGTTAGAAGATTTTGTATTAATATCTCTACTAGGCATTTCAACACTATGGCACATCATACCAACAGTTCTTGCCAATTCTTGTCCACCTATTACACCCACTCCTTGTTGTGCTGGTGATTGTATAGAATTTTCATTAGCTAAAGTTTCTTTATCTAAAACTATATTATTTGGAATATTAAATCTAACTAAAAATCTATTAGGTCTAGCCATACCTTCGCCCTCAGATACTTTAGCCATAATACGGCCTATTGTGCTTTCACTAGCACCAATACTTTTACCTGGAAGTTCAGAAGCTCTTTTTAAAATACCACCTCTTGTCAAAGTGTTATCTCTAGGAAGACCAATTCTTATATCTTGGCCAAATATTCTCGTTCCACCTCTGAGTACGGCCATTAAATCATTCCTCTACTATCAGCATAAACTCTACTTGTTCCTGCTTTAACAAATCTTTGTACCGGTAAATAAACGGCCAATGCCGCTTCATCAAAGTCTATTCTTAAAAATTGTGATCTTACGTGATTATACAAATATTTCTTTATTGTTGGTTTAACTAAATTAATGTTTTTTACACCATCATAACTAGCGTCAATCTTTGTTTTTTCATTTAATCCACCAGTAGCAAACTTTTGCATACGTTCTAGTAATTTAAATCTTAACATTGGTGGTAAATAATGAAAGTTCATTCCCATAAAACCACCTTTAATTGGTTCTAAAGGTAAGACTAACGGAAATGTATCATAGTAAGGTAATGTCTTTTTAAACTTTGGATCATAAAAGAACA